GGCGAAGGCGCCGACTTGCCGCCCCAACCGGAGGCCGTCGACGTCGGCTGAAAAAAAATGGATGCCTCCCCAGTTGCGGCTCATGCCGACCTCGTCTTCGGCGGAGCTGAACGTCGCAAAGCGGCGCTCGAAGGTTTCAATACGGGCGACAAACGGAATGTCGTCGCGGCCGAAAAAGCGCCTCAAGACCTCGGCGGCGGCGCCCGAAAACGTGCTGTGGCCGCTGACATATTCGGGAAACGCAGGCGTGCTCAACAAGGGCTTCCACGAAGCATCCCTCCGGGCCTTCGGATGCCCCGTGTCGACCGAGCGAATCGCCGTGACAGGGCGCCAGAAGTTGTAGTGAAACTTGCAATCCCAACAGGCGATTGCCGCATCGGCCATGGCGCAATTGAGAAGGGCCAAAAGAGCCGTCTTTTCGGCCATGTTGAGCCCGCGCTCCGAGGATAGTTCGAGCGCGACGAGGTTCCAATGGCCGGGCGGCGTAATCGAGCCTACAAAACAATTCCAAAACTGCGCGGCCGCGGTTTGGTCTGGGGTGCGCGTCCGGCTATCGGCAGAGCCGAGACTTCGGGTCTGCTCCAACTCGGCGAGGTACCGAGCGCCACCCAAGGCCGGGGGGCCGGGCGGTAAAACCGCGAAATGCCTGAAAAGGGTCACGGATAAAGCTGAAAAGGGTCGCTGCGGGTAAACTGCCGCGCTGCGGCAAAAGGGTGGCAGCAATCCTGCCGTGAGGCTGCCGATCGCCTGCTCAGCCCCGGTTGCGGAAGTCCCAGCTCACCTGAGCGCTGTAAACCGGTCCCGCGACGTAGCTCCTCGCCCAGAGCGTCCGGTTTGCCCCGACGTTGACGCTCGTCCCAGTCGTCCAGCTTCCCGGTCCGTTGCCCAACGGCACGACGCTGTATTGGCAAGTTGATCCTCCCGTTGAGCAGGAAAGGGTCACGGCAATCGGAAAGCTGCTCCCCGATGAATAGAAGCTCACCCCCGGCGGCGACGCCGTCGGAGCCTGCGGAATGCCGCCGCCTGCCGGAATGGTGATCTTGTACGTCGGGTAGTTGGTCGGATAGATCGCCGTGGTCACCCGCCCATGCGTGTCGGTGATCGTCGCCTGTAGGTAATAGTCTCCCTGGCTGGCCAGCGTGAAGGTCGGGCTGGTCAATCGCTGCGTCGACGCCCCGGCCACATTCGTCCACGTCATCACCGGCACGATCACCCCGCCGCCGTAAGCCACAATCTGAACGCTCGCCAGCGCCACCGACGGCTGCCCGGCCGACGCCACCAGCGTTATCTGCATCTGATCGGTCCCCGCGTAGGTCACCGTGTGATCGTAGGCTCCGGTATGCGCTCCGGTCAGAATCTCAAGATCCCAGCTGCTCGCCGCGGGCGCGAAAAGGTCCGTCCAAGTGTAGGTCGTTTCGTGGGTCAGATAGCTCGGGTGAAGGCTGGCGTCGTAAAGATTCCCGACATCCTCCGCGTACCAGGCGCTCTCAGGCGCAATCCGAAGGGTGATCGCCGACCCGTTCTGCACCTGGCTGGCCATGCTGTCGCTGGTCACGCTGGCCAACTCCGCCCGGTAAATGATGAACACCCAATCGCCCCCGCCCGCCGTCCCGGTCCACGACGACGACCCGTTGCCCCCCTGCTGCGTCCCGTATACCTGCCGCACCAGTTTCGCCGTGTACGCCCCGCCACCCGTCGCCGTCAGCGCCTTGACCGTGCAGATCTCGTAAGTGTGCGGATCCCCATGCTTGACGATGATCGCCAGCAAATCGTTGTCCGCGATCGCATCCGCCGACGGCGTGGCGCTGATGTGATCAATGTCCGCCTGCGGGGTAAGCGGCCACGTCTGAAACGCCAGCTGCGTCGCGTCATGCGCCCCGTCCCGGTTGTCCACCAGGTTGCCCGACCCATCGGTGAACACCGCAAAGCTCGCCGTGACCCAACCCGCCACCGCAAACTTCGTCACCCGCTCCAAGTTCTTGAACGTCCCGCCATCCAACAGCCGGTAGTAGACATTGTAAGCCCGCGTCACCTGGCTGGTGCGCCCCGCCAAAAGGGTCAGCTCAAAATCCTTGTTCCCCCACAAGACCGGCGGCAACTGAATGAATGTGTAATTCGGCGTCACCGGACTGTTCGCTGTCGGCGCTCCGGATCCCGATGTGCCCGGCGCGATGTAATTGTCCGAAACCCCGGCCGGTTTCGGCTGCGGACTGCCCAGGCTCAACGACCGCGTTGGCACAAACGGCACGGCTGACAACCCCCGGATGCTTTCCACCTGCAGGTCCATCTGGCCGCTCGGCGGCGCCTTCCAAGTCCGCTCCGTGATGATCATCGGAAGCGTCGCCGACACCGCGTCATGCGTCACCTGCACCGGATCCCCCGGCCGCGCCGTGATCGTCTCCGCTCGGATCGTCAGCTGCCCGGTCACCCCCGGCTCCGCGCCCACCTTCGCCCGCCACGCGGCCAGCGTCAGCGCCTGATCCGCCCGGCACACATGCGGCGCCTCGATCACCTGCTCCTTGATCCTCCCCGTCAGCTCCCGGTTCCACTGCGCCGACGCGATCGCGGGCCGCGTATGCCACACATGATCCCGGTCGCTGTAGTGCAGCGTCACCTTGTTGAACGTGTCATCCCACGGCGCGCCGCCCCAGCCGATCTCCTTGCCGTCGATCGCATCATGGTAATTGATCACGTTCACCCCATTCGTGAACGTCGGCGCGGCCTGATTGTGCAGCCGATGCCCCGCCTCGATCACCCCGCTGGCATTCCAGCGCAGCCAGCAGTCGCAATGCTCGAGCAAATCCGCCACCAGCTGCCGCACGTTCTGCTGCTGATCGATGAGCGGCGAAATGTAGAACGTCCCCTGATTCGCCCCCGACGACCCGTAAAGCCAATCCGCCGTCGCCTGCCAGCTCGTCGCGTCCAGCGTCGAAGGGTCCAACCCCAGCCCCCAGATCGGATGCGTCAGCAGCTCCGCCAACACGCACAACGGGTTCGCCTGCCCGTCGGCATCCAGCGCCGCGCTCGCGCCCGTGATCACCGTCTGCTTCGGCGTCCGCCCGGCGATCACCGACACATTCGGCGCCGTGGCCGACTCGCGACCGAAAAAGAAATTCTTCAACACCACCACCACCTGATCCCGATAGGCCGGGTGACCATACTGGGCCAACACCTTTTCCAGCGTGGTGTCCAAAGTCTGCGTCGCCGTGCCCTGGTAAATGAAGATCTCCCCGTGACTCTCCGAGGTCAGCTGCGCCACCGGGTACGTGCTCGACCCATCCGGCGCGCCCGGCTCGGCCTCCAGCGTCGGGTTGCTGCTCAGGCTCAATCGGAACTGCTGCCAATACGCCGCACCGCCCGGCGTCCCCGGCATGTTTGCCAGGCTCGCGCTGTGGTTTGTCGTGCATTGGTAGACGACGGGCCCGATCCGCGTCAGGTCATTGATCGCAAACGGCGCCACCCGGCTGATGAACCCCTCGGTGAAATCGAACACCCCGAACGACCCGACCCCCGACGGCGTCGCAAACTCAAACCCCCATGCATCATTCACCGTCAGCACCGTCCCCAGCTGAAGGTTCAGCCGCGAATCCGCGTTGTCGAAATTCCACGTCGTGAAGTGATCCCCCACCGCCAGTCCGTGCGGATCCTGACACTGGATCCCGACGTGCGTCCCATTGCTCCCGATCCGCTTGCTGTGGACGTACACCCGCGACGCCGGCCACACCAGCACGTTGGGCCAGATCAGCGCATTGTCCGCCACCACGCCGCTGATGAAATCGATCGGCCCGCAGCACAGGATCCCGGCAATCGTGCCAAAGTAATCCTGCGCCCGCTGACTCCCTCCGGATTTGTTTCCCATAATGAGTCCCGCGGCGGCTCGCCGCTATTTCTTGTACCGGTCGTCCGGGCTCGGCTCCGTGAACTGATTCACCGGGTCCATCACCCATTGCAGCGGCAGCGCCCGAGTCCCGGCAAAGTACGGCACCGGTACCGCCTCCTGGTTCGTCACCGCATCCCGAGGATCCACATTCAAGAGCTGCTTCAGATCCGAAGCCGGTGGTGTGACCTTTTTCATCAGTGCGCCCCGAACTTTTTGACCCAGGAGGTCATCGAGGCATCTTTCGCCTCAAAACCCCCGCTTTTCCCGTTCTCCGATCCAATCGGTTCTCGGGGCTCCCACACTGGGACCCACACCTTTTCCAGCCGACGCAACCACGTCGGGTCATCGATGCGGTCCATGGCCGTGTGCTTGTGCTGAAGCACATGAATGAACTGCATCCCCGTCAACATCACCCCCAAGTGCCCGACCCCCTTCGATCCCAGGCGAAACCCCAGCAGGCTCCCCGGCCCGACCGCCTTCTCGCGCAACTCCTTCACCCCGAGCACCCGCTCAAACTCCCGGCGGCCGTCCAACCAATCCGCGATCGGGCTGGCCCCCTCGTGCCGCCCCTCATTGGGCGAACCGCTCACGATCGGGAAGTCCTGCGGCAGCCAGCCGGCGGCGACGTAGATCTCGCGCGGCAGCCGATGGCAGGCCACACCGCCGCGCGGCCCCTTCACCGCGCTGTTCGCGCACCAGGGCGTCCCGATCCAGCCGCCCGCCTCAAACTGAAGTCGGGCAAGGGAACGGGCCGGGCTGCATTCCGGGATAGCCTCCCGGCCCTTGGTTTCCGTTGTCGCGTTGATGGTGTTCATGCTCTTGGATCCTTAGAGCCCCGGCGGGTTCCCTTTGGGTGAAATCACTTCTTGGCGCCGCTGTTCCCGCTCGATCGCTTGATCATCGCGGGGTTGCCGGGCGGCGTGAACGGCGCCCCGCGGAAATTGACGAAGTTGTTGAACTTGCCCGTTGGGTTCGTGGTCGCATTGAACGCCTGGCAGGTGAACCGCTGCCCGTCGCAACCCGGATACAACACGACCGAATCACCGCCGCTCGGCGACCCGTTGAACCACCGGTCCAGCGTCACCGTCAGCGCCGATCCGGACGGCGCCGTATTCGCCAAAATCGAGCGCCGCTGCGTCGGGCCGCCGCCGCCCGGCGTCCATTCGATCCAACCGCGGGCAAACCAATTCGTGAACACCGCACCGCTCACGCCCAACGCCGTGGACGCAGACGCCCCCACGCCCGCCAGCATGGATAGGTTGACCTGATAGGGATACGCCGAGCTGACCGGACCCGACACCGCCGCCGAACATTTCCAATCGGCCTTCACCAGGTTGCACCCGTCATGGAAGAGCGTCGCCCAGCACATCGGCGACCGCGTGAGCCGCGGTAGCACCTCGTCAAACCGCAGGCCGCCCGGCGTCAGGGTGAACGTCGCATTCGTCCCCCGAATATCGGCCTTCGTCACCTGCCCGGTGAACATCGTTACGACGCTGGCGGCGGCTCGGCTCATGCAATCAGCACCCAGCCCGTGTTGACCCCGTTACCCGATCCATCCGGCTTCGCCCAGAGATGCGGCGCGCCTGCCGTGGCATCGAGGTAGGTATCCCTTTCATTCCCGTAGACCACATTCACGGGCGAACCTAGGCCGTTGCGCTGCAAGCTAATGCCCGGCACGCCGCCGACGAGGGCGTTCAGCAACAAAAACAACAGGTTGGTGTAATCCTCGCCAATCAGGTGAGGCGCGGCGGCGTAAGCATTTGCGGTGGGCGACGTCGGCAGAGGTGTTCCCGGTTTGCCCGCGAGCAGGTTGTTCAGGCTCGCGATCAATGCCGGCAACAAATCGGCGCCTTGCGGATCGTAATTCGCCGCAATCTGCAAAAGCTGCGGCTGCGTCAGCGGAGTGCCGCTGTTCGCCGGATTGGAAATTTGTGCCATGGCTGAATTAGTAGAGGCCCATCCACGGTTCGTTCAACCCTTGGGCCGCCGGGGTCGACATCGTGGAAGCGGAAATCGTTGAAGGAGCCGACGTCGTGCCGTTCTTAAACAAGCAGATCGCGCTGCTGTTGGAGCAGTCCAGATTGTCGGTGCCGGTTCCCGAGGTGACCCAAAACCGCGGCTGCGTGACGTGCGCGCTTTCGGAGTAACACATCATCGCAAAATAAAGACCCGGCGCCGCTGAATAGGTTCCCGTGAATGGCGTTTTGACCAAGCCTGTAGTAGTCCACTGCTGTCCGGACCCGGACGAAACAGCAACCTGCGTTAAAGTGCCTCCCGAATATGTAAACAGGGCAACTCCGTTGAAATTGCTCGGAGTATAGTTAGCCGCCGTATTCACTCGGGTACATACCCCGGTGATCGTCTGTGCCGTCGGCAACCATTCTGCGCAATAAAACGCGTATCCGGATGAAGTCGTGAGAGCCGATTGACACAACTGAATCGGCATGTTCTGGGCTTTAATCGCACTTCCCAAGGCATTGTAAATTTGCAGCTGATAATTCTGCGCGACCGAAAAGGTCGCGGCATCCGTTTGAGCCGTCGGATCCGCGAGACCCGTGATTTTATGCGATGCCCAAGGAACATCCCCCGTAATCGTCACCCCCAGCGTTCCCGCCCCCGTCACCGGGCTCGAACTGACCGAAAATCCCGACGGCATCGTCAGCCCCACCGACGTCACCGTGCCCGATCCGCCGCCGGCCGGGTTGCTGCTCCATTTGCTCGTGCCGTCGCTGTAAAGCGTCGCCGCGCCGTAGGCCGTCGACAACGCGATCGAAGTTCCCCCGTTGACCGTGTCGGAGCCCGCCTTCTGGATGGTGATCGTCTTCGTGCCGTTCGCCGATCCGGAGGCGTCTCCGACGACGACCCAAGACCCGGCGGTCACCGCACTCGCGGCGGGAAGGGTCACCGTCCGGGCGGCGGTGATTGAGGTGTAGTAGATCCACGTATCCGTCGAGGCCGCCGTGTAATTCGCATCGGCCACGGCGTGGGCGCTCGAAACATAGGTTCCCGTCGGCAACTGCGCCTTCGTCGCCGTGCCGCTGATGTCGGTGAAGGCCGGCTGCGCCTGCGACGGCACCCCCGCCGTCGAGATTGCCGTCAGAAATTGATGCGAGGCCGACGCGATCGACTGCACACCGCCCAGCGTGCTGGCGCTCGGGTTGGGCAGCTGGGCAGCCGCCACGGATCCGCTGATGTCCGAAAACGCCGGCTGCGCTTGCGACGGAACGCCTGCCGTCGAAATCGCCGTCAGAAACTGATGCGACGCCGCGGTGATCGATTGCACGCCGCCCAGCGTGCTCGCGCTCGGGTTGGGCAGCTGTGACGCCGCCACGGATCCGCTGATGTCCGAAAACGCCGGCTGCGACTGATGCGGCACGCCCGACGTATCAATATAGCTGACCCACTGATGCGACGCCGACGTGATCGACTGCACCCCGCCCAGCGTGCTCGCGCTCGGGTTCGGCAGCCGCGCCGCGGGCAAGGTGCCCACCCCTAGATCCGAGGCGCTTCCCGAATAGGCGACGGTCGCCAACGTGCCGATCTTGTTCGTGGCAATCGCCGTTCCGGACCACGTCCCGGACGTAATCGTGCCGACCGTCGTGATGTTCCCCGAGCCCGCCCAGGTCGACAGCGCCGTGTTCTCGACGTTGTTCAGCGAAAGCACCGTCTTCGCCTGGGTAGGCGTGAGCGCCAGCGGAGCGCCGGACCCGCCCGAATTGTTGCCCAGGATCGTATTGTTCGCGATCGAGGCAATGCTCGACAGGCTTAGCGACCCGACCAGATCGGAAAACGATCCCGAGTAGGCGACGTTCGCAAACGGCGCCGCGCTGAAATCATTGGTCGTCACCACCACGTTGCCGGTCAGCGCATGCCCGTTGACCGTCCGACTGGTCGGCACCCCCCCGAGGTTCCCCAACGCCGTCGACGTGCTGGTCACATCGCTGAGGTTGTTCGACCGCTGGAGGTAAACCCCCGTGAAATTGGTCAGCGTAGAGAGGTACGTCGCGTAGCTGTTCCAGGACACTTTCGCGTCGTTCGTCGCCGTGCCGCTCGTTATCTGCTCGACGTAAAACAGGTTATTCCCGTTGTTGTTCGTCGTTGCATTGAGCTGATCCACGAAGGAATCCGCCCGGCACTCCAAAAGGAGCGCCGCCATCGCCGCCGCCAGAACTAGAATGCGCGTTTTCATGCGTGCAATTTCAAATAGCCGCCGCTCACCAGATGCACATAGCCGCCCGCCGTCAGTTTCAGGAACGAGTTGGCCGGGGGCGCCGGCGGCGCAAAGCCACACCACTTGATCACCACCACCGGCATGTCCTCGCTCGTCAGGTTGAAGAGCGGCGCCAGCGGATGGCTGGTCGTGAAATTCGGAATGGTCACCTGCACATCCGTCCGTTCCAGGTTCAGGCTCTCGCGGATGTCCCCATGGCTGAACAGGGCCGGCTGGTAGGTATTTCCCCCGTAGGTCACCGCGTCCTCGTAGTTCGTCCAGTAGGTGGTCGCCCCGGCCGTCGTGATCTCCAGCAGGATCGCCCGCGCGGCAAGCAGGCCCAGCGTCGCGCCCAGCGTCTCGGCCGCGTCGGGCGTGTACTCGGGTGGCAACTCCTTGAACTTGATCCGCGCCGTGGCCAGCCCGGTATGCGTCCACTCGACATCCAGCGTCGGCTCGTCGTGCCGGGCGAGCAGCAGCGGCGCCACCGTCGATCCCAAGGCGGCCACGTTGTAGCCGAGCGCCGGCGAGATCCCGGCCGTGCCGCTGCCGACACTCTGCACCTGCGTCGCATACAGGTTGCCCGCCGCGTCGTAGATGCCTAACCAGTCACCGACAGCTAGTCCCGAAGAAGAATCAACGGAGATCGAAGTATCGGCGGAGCCGATGTTGGCGGTTAAGCGCGCTGCGCTTATGCGTCCGGGGATCCAGGTGGCGGCGCCGGCGCCGTGATCCTGCCACCAGCGCAGGAACTGGCCGATCAAGGCCGGCGAGGTCAGCAGATACGACGTCTCGTTCAGCCGGGCGACGGCCTGATTGTAAAACGTCGTCGCCTGCGCATGCCCGAACCCCTCGCGCGTCCGCGACACCTTGATCGTGTACGTCTCCCCGACCGCATCGGCCCACTGCGCCGCAAAAGGGAACAAATCCGGCGCCACCGACCAGCTGCCCGACGGCAACGGCCCCTGCGCCCAGCTGGTCGACGGAAACAGGATCGCCGACGACAGCGGACCATCTTCCTGAAGCTCGAAATCCACCTGGGCCAGGTCGTCATTGATCCAGCTCAGCGGATTGTCATTCGGGAAATTGCCTTCGAGGACCGGCGCCCAGTTGTCCGAGGCGGACGGCGTCCAGCCCGACCCATCCGGCCAGCTCGGCTCCGCCCCGGCCGAGTAAATCGCGTAGTGCGACCACGTCGACGTGTACACCACCAGCAGCCCGCCCTGAATCGGCGACGACGCCCTTGCGCCCCACGTCGTGACCGCCGGCCAGAAGGGCGCCAGCGCATGGGTCGGACGCCCCTGGCGCATCCCGTAGATTAGCGTCCGGGCCGCCACCGCATTGACCCACGCCCGCCATTTCAGCGCCGTCACGCGCGGATACTGACTGTACGCCCGCCGCGTCTCGCGGTTGCTCAACCCCTCCTCGCGCCCCGCATCCAGGGAAAACGAGGCCGATACCGCTTGCTGCCAATCCGGCGGCTCCGTGATCAGCACCGCCGGGCTCCCGGCAAAGGTCAGCGTGATCACGAGATTTGCCTCAGGTTTTGGCGGACGCTGTCCACCACCACGTTGACCGCGCTCGGGTCCCGCATCGCCATTTTCAGCGCCTCCGCATGGTCACTGTGGAAGTGCAGGTTGATCTGCGGCTGGGTGGCGGCGCCACCGGCTCCATTGCCGCCGCTTGATGGCGCACCTGAGACGCGGGTCCCCGCCGGCAACCGTCCCAGATCCACCGTCCCCTGGTTGATGCCCGCCAAAAACGACGTCCCCAGCTGCTGCACCGCGCTCGCCCGCGTCACCCATTCCCCCGGCGACACCCGCGCCAGCATACTGTCTCCCGTCGGGCCGCCGTCGGCGTAGCCGGGCACCCGTCCGCCGTTGGCAAACACCATCCCCGCACCGCCGACCACCGGCCCGCCCGCGCCGAGGGTGAAAGCGTCGAGCACCGCCGCCGCCGCCGCCGCCACCAGAAATTCCAAGGTAATCTTGATCAGCGCCCCGACGATCTGCTCGCCGATATTCTCAAATACCTGCCCCCACTTCTGGGCGTGAAAGATCGCCCCCGCCAAGGCCCCGCTCACCCCATTGATCGATGCCGTGACGCCGTCAAAGATCGCATTCGCCGAGTTGCCGCCGATGTTCGAGGCCGAGTCCTTGAATTCGTTCCAGCGGATTTTCAGCGTGTCCATGAACCCGACTTGCTTCGTCAGGTTCTCGATGGTCAGCGCCTCCGAGTTGTGCTGTTCCTGGCTCGATGCCAGCTGCCGGGCGTTGATCTCCTGCCGCTTCGCCTCGATCTGCTTTTCCGCCACCGCGATCTTGGCCTGCGCGTCCTTGTCATTCGCCACGCCCGGACGCTGCCGCTCCACCGCCAGCCATTCCTTCTCGACGTCCAGCGCCCGCCGTTCGGCGTCCGCCTCCGCATCGATGATCTGCCGCAGCTTGTCCCCGTTCACCTTTACCGCCGCCACCTTCTGCGCTTCGGTCAGCGTGCGATCGCGCAGCTGCAACTCGAGCGAGGTCCGCAGCACCGACCGCTCGCGTTCCGCCTCGCTCTTGGCAAACGCCAGAGCCTGCTGGGCCGCCTGTTGCTTCGCCGCATCCTCGGTCCCGTAGGTCACCCCGCTGCGCTCGCGGATGTCGCGCAGAATCTTGGTGATTTCGCCGTTGATCTGGTCGATCGCCTTCTGCTTCGCCTCGGTCACGCCGCTGGCCCAGTCGGCGATGTCTTTGACCGACTGCGGGATCAGGTTCTGCGCCAGCCCAACCAGGTCGCCGGCCTTGGCGTCCGGCGCGCTCACCTGGCCTTTGAAGCGCACCAGGGTGTTGAACCGCGCCCGCAGATCCGCCAGCCCCGCCGCCCGCAACGCCCCCGACTGCTCCTTGCTGTCGAGTTCGCCGGCAATCTTCCCCTGCATCCGGTCGGCCTCGTTCAAGCCGTCCACCACCGGAGCCGCCGCCTGCCCGGCCAGGTAATGCGCCGTTCCGTACGCCGCAAAGGCCCCGCCCGCCACCAGCCCCAGGCGCGCCAGCATCGGCCCCATCTCGCCCAGGCTCATCCGGATCAGTCGGAAGGCCCCGTTGATCTCCCGCAGGTGACCTAGCGGAAGCACCCGATCCAGGGCAGGAATCGCCCGCAAGGCGTCCCCCAGCTGCCGCACCGCCCCGCCGCCCGCGCCGGCCGATCCCAGCCGCGCCACCAGCCGCTCATAGGCATCCGCCCGAGCCGTCAGCGAGCGCACGATCGGATCCGCATCGATCCCCGCCTCGCTCACGCCCTGACGCCGCAGCTGCTCCGCGCGACGCCCCAGCGCCTCCAGGGCCCGCGCCTGGCGCCCGCACGCCTCCGTCACCTGGTTGAGCCCGGCCGCGGCGCGATCCGCGCCCGTCAGGTTCACCCGAATGTCGATCGGAGCCGCCATGGTTGCCTTTTAATGAGCCCAGCCGGTGGTACCGGCCCGCTCGGAGGCGAGCCGCGCAAACCGCTTCAACTGCCGGAGGGTGTAGCGCCAGGGGTCGGTGTGGCCCGCGCCGATGAGGCGGTCGAGGGCGACGGCGAGTTCATGCCCAGCATCCCCTGCAGGTGCTGGGCGACGTCTTTTCCCGCCGCAAAAAGCTCCTCGTTCGCCGTCAGCCCCAGCGCGTACGCGACCAACCGCGTCGCCGCCGAGGCCGGCAGCCGTTCAATCTGTTCCGGCGTCAAGTCCGTCGCCTTGGCCAGAAACCACCGGATGTCGTCCGTCGATTTCAGCAGGGCGTTCCCGATCGCGTCGGTGGGCGAGATTGCCTGAAACTCGGCGATGTCCGCGATCCGGGCCGAAACCCGCTGGAAAAGTTCCAGCGCGTCCGGCCAGGCCAGCTCGCGGATCACGACCGCGGACCCGCCCAGCGTCACCGTCTTCCGACCGATCAATCCTTCGATGTCCATGCGTCCTCCGTTTGTGGCGTTTCAGGGGGCGCCGCTTACTGCTGGCGCGACACCTCGTCGACCGTCGGCGCGACCAGGCACGTCACGGTGATGTCCACCGTCCGGAATCCCGTGGTCTGTTCCTCGCTCTCCTGGCCGACCACGATCGACACCGAGCCGCAGGTATGCACCGCGCGCGGCTCCGCGCCGTTCTGGTCCGTCTCGTAGAAGACGAAGCTGCCCAGCACCGTCGGCAAGGTCGCGCTGGCGTAGCTGCGCTTCGTCCAGCCGCCGCCCGTGATCGCGACCGAAATCGCGTCACCCGTGCTCACACCATCGCCGCCGGTCACATTGCCCGAGCCAAGAAACTGGATGCGGCCCGCCACCAGATCGACGATGTAATCCAGCCCGTTGACCAGCGTCGACGACGCGGTCGTGTCGGTCACCACCACCGAGGTCAGCCCCACGCCGCCCAGGTTGTACACCTTGTTCAGCTGGACGTGCGTGATGGTGAAAGGCGACGACGGCGCGGACACCACGGTGTTGCCCGAGACACCGACCGGCGCGGACGACTGAAGCAGCGCCGCCAGCTCGTCGGTGTATTCGTCCAGGGTGAACCGGTACCCAAACATCACCGTGTGGACCACCTCGGCATCGACCTGACGCACCCCCGCTTTGCTGGCGTAGTGCTGGGTCGAGTCGCGTTTGTCGGTGCGCTGGAATTTCACCACGTTGCCCAGGTCGGTTTCGACACCGCCCGTCGGGATGAAATACGCGCGCCCCGTCGTGATGCGCTTGGTTTTCGGCGATCCGGGGAAGGGAAACTTCGTGGCACTCATGGTCTGTTAGGCTGTGGCTGGTTTTCGGTCTTAAAATCGGGGGCTAATCGAAGAGGGTCACTTTGGCGAGCGTGAGCGCGTGGTACCCGGTGGTTGCGGCCGCTTTGCTGCCGTTGTTCCCGTAGTACCGCATCACGAGCGAGCGATCGGCGAACCCGCCGCGCGACACCTCGTTCTGCATGCCCGGCATCCAGAGCAGGATGTAAGGGGGTCGGCCGGCATGGTAGAGATCGACGTCCTGCAACAAGGTCCCGTCGCCGTAAAACCGGATCTGACCCGCCGAGGTCGATTGCCTCAACACGACCTGCATCCCCCGGCAAAACGCCTTGAACGCGATCGCGTTGTTGAGGGTATCCGAATAATACTCGTTTAGCAGGAAGCCGGCAGGGTCGCTGAAATCGTTGGCAAACGTCCCCGACGTGTACCCGGCCCCGGCAAAGAGCGGCACGTCCTGGTAATGCGGCGTGCCAAAGACCACCCCGAGGATCCGCGCCGCGCCGCTGGTGATGTAGATACGCAGGGCTCCCGTCACCCAGGGCGGGGTCTGCGACCACCAGCCCGAGTTGTTCGGGATCAGGTTGTTGGTGATCGCGTAGTACGACGACGACACCGTTTGCAGATCCACGTTGCCGGGGATGTCCACCGCCGACAGGTCGGTCGCGTAGCTGAAGCTGTTGCTCGTGCCCGCGATCGCGTTGCCGCCCGTGTCCAGCCAGGTCGAATAGCCGCTGAAGGAGTTCGTCCCCGTCCCGCGCCGGAAGATCAGCGTCGCCCAGTTCGCATGCGAGTGGACAAAGGTAATATACCCGTTGGTCCCGCCGTTCGTGGTCACGAGCCACGCGGTCGTTAGCCCCATGTTGCCGAACAGCTTGTTCGTCGAGATCCCGCTGTCGGTGTAGTTGGTGATCGTCGCCGTGTAGTTGCCCAATTCCAGAGGGTTCTGCGACACGAAGTCGGCCGCCTGGCCAATGAAGGGCAGCTCCGCCGCCGTCGCCGGCGGCAGCGTCAGGCCGGGCTTGTAGGGATTGCTCAGCAGCGTCTGCGTGTGCGAGTTGAGGCAGCCCAGCACCGCCTCGGCGTAAGCGTTCCAACCCACCTGCACCTGGTGGATGCTGTCGTAAAAAGTATTCGTCCCGCGGTCGTTGATCTCCCGCACGTAAGCCTCGGTGTCGGCAATCGCCAGGTTGCCGCCAGCCGAATCCCGCACCGCCGCCAGCTCCGTGCCGATGTAGGTCCGGGATCCCGGCGTCCCGCTGTCGTCATTCGCCGTCAATGCCAGGACATCAAGCCCGCCGTGGTACCGCGGATCCATCAGCTCCCGCACGATCCCCTCCAACGCCGGGGCGTAATAGTTGCAGTTGTTGACCCATTCCACGCAGTACAGGTCCGCCGCCGGAACGTAGACGCTCGGCGCGTAGCCCGTCGGGCCCGTATAGACCGAGCTGCCCATCATTTCCGCGCTGATGTAGGTGTGGCAGTACCCGGAAAATTGCGACGAGTAGGGGAAGACCGTCTTGCCGACCAGCGCCAGCCCGTAGGCCGGCGTCGTGCCGCCCGCGCCCAGGTTGTCCCACGTCACCGTCGAGCAGTTCGGCACGTTGTAATTGCTGCTCGCGTAGGTCGTCTGGAAGTTGAGCGCGTTCCACATGATGCCCGACCCCGCGCCTTCCGTGAGCGAATCGCCCAGGGTCTTCACCCGCCAGCTGCCCGGATTCGACAACAACTTCGCCTTGCTACGCAGCCGCGTCGGCGGAATCGCCCACTGGCTCGGCTGGCTGACCAGCGTGCACGCACCCGCGGAAACCTTGACCGTCGCCACCACCATCGACCCGTCGTCGATCGCCCGATAGAGGCAGTGCAGGTTGGTCGTCCCCAAGTTCACGACCAGGTAGCTGGTCGAGTAGAGCGCTGGCACCGTCCCGCCCGAGAAGCTGATTGAGGATCCGTCCGGGCACAGAATCTTTCCCGCCCCCACCGTCACGTTGGTCCCGGAGAAGCTCACCGCAAAGGGCTGCGTCACCAGGTTGAGCTGCCCCGGCGATTTAAAGTCCGCGTACCCGTTCAGCGCGTCCGTCAGCGTCAGAAGGGAATTCACCGGGGCCGTCACGCTCGCGACGTTCGTCGTGACCAGCGTCAACGGTCCGTTCGGCGAGTTGAAGGTCAGGCCGCTCGATCCACCCACCAGTGTCACGCCCGTCCCCACTGAGGCATCGAGGATGATGCTCGGCGTCTGGTAGACCTCCCACAGGCTGAAATTCTTCCACGTCGCCGAATAGATCCGGTTCGTGTTCGGCGCGACCGGCGACCCGTCGAAGGCCACGTTGCCGTTGGTCACCACCATCGAGCCCGTGAAGGCCGCGCCGTTTAGCGTCAGGTTCGTCGCCGCCGAGGAAACGATCGCCGCGCTTTGCAGCGTCAGGTTCGTCGCCGCGCTGTTCTGGTTCAGCACGGCGGTCGCCACCGCCGCCTTGACGATGTTGCTGGCATTGACCGACCAGAAGTTGGACGGCGAGATCACGTTGTTGTTCGTGTCCACGACCACCGTCGAGCTGTAGATCGTCGGCGCCGCCACGGCCACCAGGCGGCAGGCCAGCAGCAGGAGAATATAGAGGATGGGGTTTTTCACGGGGTGTTCGCACCAAAAGCCAGGGCCGGACCCGACTGGGTTCCCACCACGAGCAGCGAGTGGTAGCCCCCCAGGCCGAGGTTCGGCAGTTGCAGCGAGTCCGTGCCCAGCCGGAACGCCTGCGCCGCGCTCGTCGTCGCGTCGCCCACGTTCAGGGCCGGACCGGTCCCGGAGAGCCAAATCGTTTTCCACAGCCCGCTCGGGCTGCTCAGCAGTTGCAGGCACGCCTGCCCGGTCGTCGCGCCGGTCACGGGCGCCGGCTGGGCCGCCGGCCAGCTGGCCGCGATGCCCGGCTGCTGCGGCGAGGTCAGCTGGAACAACCCGCCATCCGCCAACCCCAGCGCATACCAGCCGCCGTCCGTAATCGACGACAGCAGCAGCTGCCCGTACTCCCACCGGAAGTTCGGCGTGACCGGGTTCACCGACTGCGCGATCGCCGCGCCGTTGCCCGCCAGGGCCCGCAGCGAATAGGTCAGCGACGTGTTCGGCACGGTGATCGGGAAGGGCCGATCGACGCCATTGTCCACCAGGTACACCCCCGGCAGCAGGCTCACCGAGATCCCGCCCTGGCTGTCCGGCAGCACCGTGATCGGGCCGCCCTCCTGGAACACCTCGCCCACCAGCGTCGGGCCGGCGACCGGACGGAACACGACCGGCAAGGTCGCGCCGACGCCGCCGTTCAGAAATCGTGCAACGATGGTTGGCATTTTTTAGTCTATGGGGATGGCGCCGACGTCCGTGACAATCCGGCCGCCGACCGCTTCAAAATCGGCAATCCAGCCAGCCCTGCCGGCCAGCTCCTTGCGGTTGTCGTCGCGCAACAGCAGCGGGGCTCCCGACGTCGGGCGGATATACGTCTGCGAGTTGAGCCACCCCAGCAGCCACGGCTGCCGGATCGTCGCCCGAATTCCCAGCAACAGATCCCGCAACCCGTAGCTGCCGATCTGCACCGCCGACCCGTCGCTTTCCAACCCGGTCACCGCCGCCTGGCGGTTCCCCTGGTTGGTGTCCACCGCGAGAACGGAAAATTGAATGACCCGTTTCGTGACCAACTGCCGCCCCTCGCGCAGGCTCTGCCAGGATTCGCCATGCACCAGGATCACCGCCGCGCGATCACCGCTGACCACCATCTCCTTCAGCGCCGTCAGCAGATCGCCGAGGTCATGCACTGCGACCGACGGAAACGCCGCCGTGCCATCCGCCAGCGTGATCGCCGCGATCCGCGCCGCGATCTGCGCCGTGATGTCCGACAACGCCGCCAGCGTGCTGTCCGCCGCAGCCAGGGAATTGTTGACGGGGGCCGTCACAGCGTGGGGAAGGTGTTGGAGGGAATCGGCAGCGGCGTGTTGCTGCCATAGGCCCCCGTCGCCACCGCCGGGGCCGACGCCGATTCCAGAAGCAGATCGCGGAACTTGCCGTCCCGAATGTCCTTCAACTCCTGGAGCGCCTCGGTCCGGGCCTTGACGACCGCGTCGGGAATCGACCCGCCGGGGAAATTCATCAGGTCATGGACCGCCAGCATCCGCACCAGCCGACGCCACCGCTCCGCGTCCAGGACATACCGCGAGGTGTAGTCATTAACGGTGCCCGCCGCCGCTTCGATGACGGCGAGCACCGGTTGCGTGATCCCCTGCGCCGTCCGGGCGCGCACGATCTGATCCAGGGCTTTTTGGCCCAGGAGCAGGTCAGCTTCGCCGAGAGAGGGTCGCATAGGATCGCTTGTCTTTAATTTACCAAACCGGTGGTACCGGCCGGCCTATTGGGCGTATTGGGCGACGATCACCCCGTTGTTCGTGATCGTGTGCGTGTTCGCGTTCTGAATACTCAGGATCTGAATCGCCTTGATGTGCTGCGTGTTCAGAGCTGAGAAGTTCGTGAACCCGATCACCGCGGTCGTGCCGTTCGCCACGGGGGCATACGTCAGCGTGCCCGTGGTGGCGAAATTCGTGCCGTCATACGACGGCGCGATCGTGTACGTCACCGCCGACGAATCGCCGGCATTGGATGCCTGAAACAGCGGGAACAGCGCGAAGCCGCCCGCGGACAACGTCACCGTCGCATTCGTCGGCGACAGGGTCGTCGACGCAGCGATGGTCGCGGTCAAATTCGGGACGACCGTCGCCGTGTAACCGGCCGACGCGTATCGAGACGGGAACACATAGGTCGTCTGGGCGGTCGCGTTCTGCGACCCGCCAAACCAGAAGCACGCCACCAGGGCGAGCAACGCAACCGCCAGCAAACTGGCGAAGAGACGCTTCACAATCGTTTTCATCGTAGAAGGATGTCGAGGGTGTCGGGTGCTGGTTCAGCTTACGCAGTCGCGAGCAATTGCCCGCTGCTCGCCTGGCCGACGGCGACGCCGTACATCCAGGCAAGGCGCATGGTCGCCTGGGCCTTGTTGTGATCGACGTACTCCACAAGCATCAGCGAGAGGCCGGTGTCGGGGTTCGTCACGACGCTCGTCACACCGCCGCCGGTCGCGCCGGGGAAGATGCTCGCGTAATCGTTCGGCACGCGGGTCGCCAGAATCACGGCGTCGGGGGTGAACCCGAAACCCTGCGTGGTCGTCGCGATGTTCGAGTTCTGCGAGTTCGACAAGTAAGGCGCCTCGTAGATCTTGAACCCGGCCACATCGGGCAGGATGTTTTTCGTGATCAGCTCGTTCCGCGAGAACGCGGCCATGGTCACGATCGTCGGGTCGGTCGCCAGCTGCGCGAAGGCGTCGCTGTACAGGAACATCGACCGCGGGGCCGGAGGCACGCCGCGCTTGTTCAGGTCGCGCGACATGTTGACGATCGACGGACGGCCCAGCTGGGCCAACGGCGCCACCGTCTTGTTGGCGTAGTTGCCGACAATGAACAGCGAGGTGACCGCGTTCACCAGGTCGAGCCCGATCGCGTAGTGCATCGGCTCCTGTTGTTCGCCGAAGAGCAAGCGGCGGGTGCTGGCCAGATCGTTCGCGGTGAAGGTGATCTGAACGCCCTTGTGCGTGTTGATCGTCACCGACACGTCAGTGTCGGTCGCGTTCGAGTCGCCGTAACCCGTGCCGGCCGTGAACGTATTGACCGCCGGGACCGCCCGCGTGCGGGTGGTGATCGTCTGGTTGTAGTTCGCCGCCTCGGCCGAGAAATCGGTCGTGATCGCCGTCAGCTCGGGGAAGCTGAACTTGAGCAACTGAAGCGACTTCTGGGTGACCAGCGTCCCGACCAGCGTGCCCAGGGAGTTCGCCGCCTGAATCGGGGCGTTCTCGTGCCAGATCCGGTTGGCGGCCTGGACCACGAAGTCCATGCCGTCCTCCTTGTCCATCGCCTTGCTGATGGCACGGAACCTTTCAGCGCGGGCCCTGGCCGCCTCGATCTTCGAGCCCGGCTTCAAGTTGCCGATCTCGGCGTACGCCTGCACCGCCCGGCGCAGATCCTCGCCGGTCGCGGCCTGGATCGGGCCCCGGTTCGCATCATGCGGCGAAATCACGGTGTTCAGGGCGCCGACGACTTGCAGGCTGTTCAATGCGGCGAGGCCGGCGTCGAGGTTCGACGCGAGGATCGCCTTCCAGCGGGTATGCGATTCGGTGTCCTGCGGGGCCAGACGGCCCGCGGTGATCGCGCCCTGCACCGCGCTGTCGATGGTGCGGGTGCGGTCGGCCTGCTGCTGGGCCTTGAGCGCATCCACTTCCTGACGCAACCGGGCCGCCTCGATGGCGTCCTGGTTGTCCGCGTTGCTGGCGCCGCCATGGCCGCTGGCGGCCTCGGCTTCGATCGCCTGGGTGAGCGTATCGATCTCGGCGCGCTTGGCCTGGATCTCCTTGTCGGTCTGCGCGAGCGCAGCCGTGTTGTCCTTGCCCGCTTCGGCGGCAAGCCCGGCGCGCTTGTCAGTCAGCCCGTTCAGGGCGGTGATCAGCGCGGCTAGTTGTTTTACTTTGTTCATTGTAGTGCTGGCCGCGCGCGCGGCCCAAATCGGTTGGATCTCCTGAAACGCCGGATCGTTGACCAGGCCGCCCATACACAAAGGCGCCCCGATCACCTTTCCGGCCTCTTGGTAAAAAGCGGGGCTGAATGCCCGAAAAGTCTTTCCCTCGATTGCCGCCCTTCCCGCCGCGGTCCACTCGACCCGCGCATAAACGCCGGGGGCCGGCTGATCCCTCCACAGAAACGCGACCGGCCAGGCACTGGCCTCGGCGTGCTGGTGGTTGAAATCGAAATAGGGCTTCTGCTTCCCCGCCGCCATTTCCGCCCGGTCCGCCTCCATGGTCGCCGCGGTCGTGCGGTCCACGGTGACCTTGACCGTGATCGGCTTGCCGTTCTGGGTCGGGTGGATCTCGTGGGTCCCCGCCGGCATCCACATGATCTCGACCGGCACGGACCCATTGCCGGCCAGCGCCGCCGCCCGCGCATGGAAAGGGTCACCTTTGGCCGCGGCTGCCAAGATCGGGGACTGGGAGCCAAAACGGGGTTTTAACCGTCCACAGGACCGGTTACTGCCGCGCATTGCCGCCCCGCTGGACGTTTTTTGTCCGCCGCCGCTGTCTTCGGTGGGGCTAAATCGTCCTGTGGCGTTTTGGAGCATGCGCGAAAGGTGGCTTCGGCCTGGATTCGTCAAGGGGTCCAGCACCTTGCTGGTTTGTCTCATACCGGCGCCCCTTCTGTATTCCCCGCCGCGGGTGATTGATTGGCCAGGTCTATGCGATCGATGGTCGCCTGGCCTGCGGCGACCAGCTGCGCCCCCAGCGTCTCCATGTCGGGCAACGCCGTCGGGTCCGCCTTCTGGTCGACCGACGACACCAAGAGGTACTCCGCCACCGGACGCCCATCGACGATCTGCGCCAGCACCGGGTGCCGCCCCCGCGGCTTGATCAACACCAGCGGCGCCACCTCCGCCTCAAACGTTCCCGCCGTCCGGCCGTACGCCTCCGCGGTCAACGGAATCGTCAGGGCCCGCGCCGCCTTCGCCGTGATCCGGCCGCCAAAAACCTTTTGCGCGAACCTCGGATCCGAAATCGACACCACGATCTCCGCACCCGACCCGGTCGGCGTCACCCGCGGGTTGTTCACGCTGCGCATTACCGCCGTCCAAAAATGCACCCGAGCCCCGCCGAGTCGGTTCGGCTCGTCCTGGTCTTTCTGCTGGAAATGCGCCCGCAGCCGGTTGGCAGCTTCGCGGCCGACCACCTGCGCGACGTCGGCCACCGCCTGGCTGCTCAGCCGCCCCAGCCGTTCCCGCAATCCGTGATCGTCCAGGCGGACCGTAATCATGCGGCCCCCTTTGCCGGCAGCGGCCTTTTGGCCGCGCCGGACAACGCCCCATTGACGCACGCCGCGCCCATGTACGCCTCCAAGGCCCGCGCCACCGCCTCGGGTTTGAGCAACGGCGCCAGTTCCTCGGGCACCTTGTCCCGCTTCGCTTCCAGCAGCGCGGCAAACTGCTCATCCGACAGCGCCGGATTCTCGGCCGCGAGAATCAGCTCCTTCAGCCACGGCTTCGCGCCCTGAAGCCACTTCGCCTCGATGCCCGAAATGTCTTCAAGCATCCGATCCATCAACCTGTCTTGGGCTGCCATGGCAAAAATCGGATGCGACCGCGCCGCCCGGATCGCCGCCGCCCGCGCGGCCGCAAGTTGCGGCTTCCCATCTTTGGGCTCCCCGGCGCCTTGACCTGGCGCGTCCGCGCCGGGTTGCCCAGGCCGGGGTCCGGCCGCCGGTCCTGAGATGGTGGGTCCGTCCCCCTGCGGCTCCGGCACCCCATGCCGCCTGTACAGCCACGACTTCGGCAAGGGGATCCCGCTGGTCAACAGCACCTGATCCCGCTGCGCCCGCACCATCGCCTCCGACTCATCCCACGTGACCCGCTCCAATCGGGGCGCCTGTTCCTCATCCCCGAAGTTGACGCGCAGAATCGACGGAATGATCTGGTCATTGACCACCGTCTCCGCGTGCTCGGCTGCCGCCTGGATGATCTCGTCGCGGACGTCCTTGTGGACCATGCCCAAGGCTTTGCTGCCGCCGCCCTTCGACCCCTGCTCGCTGGTCAACGTCTGCCCCAGCACCAGCAGGTCACAGAGCCGGTCCGCCAATTCATGGACCGCAAACTGCGGATTGTCCGCCGCGCCGCTGACCGTCTCTTTCAGTTCCAGCTGCGTCCCGGCCGGCAGCGCCGCCCAGGCCGTGGATCCCATATTCGCCAGCGCCGCCTGCAGGAGGGGCAACAGGGACGGATTCGACGCATCGTAAGTGCCCCACCGAATCGGCTGACCGAAAATCTGGGCGAAGTTCAGCAGCCACCCCGCGCTGAAATTCGAGGCCGCCCACCAGAACGCGAGCGGACGCAGCAGCGCCGCCCCCGTCGGCAACCCCGACCGCGCCTTGCAGATCGACACCGCGAACTTGTCCGGCGGAAACGGCGTGAACGCATCCGACCGATCCGGCGACACCGCCGACGACATATCCGGCCCGCCCCGCCGCAGCGCGTAAGCGCCCGCCTCAAAGTCGAACCCGTAATTCATCGGGTGAATCCACCGGGCCTGCTTCAACCCCAGGTATGACCCCGCCGCCGCGTTGGCGCGCACCTCCCAGTCCAGCTCCATCACCGAGACGCTCTTCGCCCAGGCGTCGAGCAAATCGATGATCATCTGCTGAAACCCAGCGGCGTCCGCGCCCGGATCCGGCCGCATCCCGAACAGCGCCGCCTTTACCACCGCCGCCCGTTTCACCGCCTCCGGCGTCGGCTCCGCGCCTTCCTCCGCATACGGCTGCACCTGCCAATCACTCGCCGCCACCGCCCGCTTCAATTCCAGCAGGTTCTTGCACAGCCGCGGCCAGGTATCCTCCATCAGGTGGAACAACTGCCACACCTGGAACGTGTCCCCGAACTGACCCAGCCGCAGGATGCTCTCGATGTACTGCGGCGTGTACCCCGACGAAATCGCGTAAACCCAATTCCCGTAAGCCGTCGGCTGAATGATCTGCTGGAGATTCGACGGCACCATCGCCGGCATCGCCGGTTGATTTCCTTTGCGACGCCGCAGCATGGCCGCCGCCGCCCCCGCCGCCTCAATGATCCGCGTGGAAAGGCCGCCCTTCATTGGCCGCCCCCCTTCAACATCGCCGGACGGTACACCGCCGGCCTGAACGCCGCCGTTCCCACCGCAATCCCTTCCATGGTCGTGATCGCCCCCGCGTTGCTCGTCACCGCCTCGGCCGCCAGCTTCAGCGCATCAAACACGTCCCCGTGTTCCCCGTTCGGACCCAGCTCCGCGTCGAAACTCCCCTTGTGCCGCTTCACCCGCCGCACGTCGTCCTTCACGTACCGGTCGGCCGGGATCGCAATCCGGTTGTCGGTGAAGAGCCCCGCCAGCTGCGCGCCCAGGATCGCCTTGCGCGTCGCCTTCTCGCCATTGGTCTGCTCGACCGTCTCGCTGCCGACCACGTCCTGGATCGGACACAGCGTGCCCAGGTCGCGCCGCACATTGACGCAGTGGTACCGTTCCGAGGTCGCGTCCTGGCACACCCGACGCGCCCGGCCGCCCCGCTGCCGCCCGTTGACCGCCTGGATGCATTGCCGCAGCCGCCCGATCGCCACCTTGGGATCCGCGGTCTTCCACGTCAGCGTCGCCAGCGCCACCAGCTCCGCGCCGCGTTCCTCAACGACCGCCACCGCCGTCGGGTTGCTGCTGTCCTTCTCCGTCGTCGCCCAGTCCACCCCGATCCCGATCCGGCCGTCGCCCACCCGCGTCCGGATGTGTTCCAAGGCCGCCGCCAGCTCGACATCCTCCGTCACCGAGAAATGCGCGCAGCGCAGCTCGGCGCCCTTGCGCATCGCGTGGTCCAGCTGCACCAGCCCGACCGCCGCCGTCCCGCCCAGGACGAACTTCACCCCGTAGTTTCTGTCCCACGCATCCTTGTCGAATTCGCGGGCCCGCGATTCCTCCGGCGATTGCGGCTTGCCCGTGTCGTCGTCGTAGAGCGGGATCCCGTCGGCAAACGCATCCGCCGCGTCGACCCGCAGGATCCACACCCCGAGTTCGCTCTGATACCAGTTGCCCTTGGGATTGATCGGGAACTCCGTCCCGATCGGCGGGGCCAGCAGTTCAAACGAGAAATGCGTGTCGTCCGGCGGCGGGGTCGTCGTCAGCAAGCAGCGGAAGGCCGGGTTCGACGAAATGATGGGCTTCACCGCCTCCCACACCTCCCGGAAATTCTTCACCCGACCCACCTCGTCCAGGATCAGGTCGCCCGTCTCACCGACCGCGTCGGGTGTCAGCGCAACCACCTTCGTCCGGCTGTACACCGTCCGGTCATGCCACAGCCGAAACTCGAGCCGCGTCGCTTCATACAACTCGGCCCAGTCATCCGCATTCACCGCGGCCACCGACTTCCCGCCTTGGGCGTCGATCACATCCATCTGCAAGCCGCCCGTCCGCGCCGCCTGCATCATCAGGCTGACCGCCTTCTGCATCGCCGCGCTTTCCTTGCGGACGATTTCCCGCCCCAGATCCAGCTTCACCGAGCCGAACACCACCGTGTGCCCGGCCGTGCGCATCATCTTTTTCAGCGCGATGCGGCCCGCGGTCGTCGTCTTCCCGTACTGCCGACGGCACAAGAACCCCGAGATTCGGTGGACATCCACCCCGCGCTCGAACTCGCGCTGACCCGACCGCACCGCAAAAGAGGGAGTGCCGGCGGCGCCGTTGTCGGGCCCGCGAGCGGCCGGCGCGCTCGCGACTTCGGGAATGTCTCGACCCTGGCCCTTGCCGGTCACACCTCCGTCCACCACCTGCGCCTGGGCGGAAATCTTGTTGCGGGCCTTTTTCATGATGCGCCGCCGGTCGTACCGGCGAAATCAGGGCCGAACATCAGCTGCCCCAGCCGGGCGATCTTCTCCGCATGGCTCGACGTGCTATTCGCCACCTCGGCCGCCCGACGGTCCGCATACCACTTCAAAAACAGTTCGGCCGTCTCCCGCTGAAACTTCTGCTCGTCCAAAGCCAGCGACTTTTTGTCCAGGTCCAGCTTCTGCACCGCCTGCCACGAGCGCGCATCGCTTGCCGCGATCGAGGCCATCGCGAAGTGCTTCTGACCCAGGGCAAAGATTTGTTCCTGCGACAACTCCGGAAACTGTTCCTTGGCGGCCTCCATGAACGCGGACGCCTGCTGCTCCCGTTTCCAGGCTGCGACCCGCGCCACGATCCAATCCCAGCTCTGCGACAACGCCGCAGCCGACGACCGCACCCCGTCCGGCTGCTCGGCGAGCCAGGCGAGCGCATCCTTCGCCGTGACGCCCGGCTGACCCAGCCGATCCACCAGCGCCGCCATGAGCGGCAGCGGCAGGCGTTTGAGCTTGGAGTCGGCGCGGCTGGTCATGTCATTCCCCCTGCTGCGCCAGCAAATCCCGGCCCTGCGCCGTCACGCGCCACGCCCGCACCTCGGGCGACAACGTCTTGGAGATCTCGGCCACCAGCCCCTTGTCCTGCAGGTAAATCAGCTCCGCCTCGACGATGTCGTAGGTGACCGTGAACCCCTCCGACCGCGCATTCACCTGAAGCCGCTTCGTCGGCAGACCAAACATCGCCGACCCGTCCCGGTCCAAATACCGCAGCAGCGACAACCGCAGCTGCTCCCGTTGGGCTTGTTCGTTCATGGGCTACTTGATCACTCCTGTATTCCGCAGCAGGGCGACGACGCGATCGGGCAGCAGGTCGATCTTTTCGCTCAGCTCCTGCCGCACATGGTCGACGTGCTCGTACAGTTTCCGCCGGCTCTCCGTGCTCGCCTCGCGTTCCCTGGTGAGCGTCTCCTCCAGCGTGTCGATGCGGCGTTCCAGTTCTTTAGTTTTGCTCTCGTACTCCCGGCGCATGACGAACACGCCGATGACCCCGCCCAACCCGGTCACGCAGAACACCGCACCGACCACCCACGTCCCGACCGACACCGCGCTCGGGCCCGAAATCTCAGAGAGCATCATGATCAGGGATGAACGGCCGCGTTGGTGCTAACCGGTTGCGCCAGGGCGCGCAGGATCTCCTGCATGCGGGCCGGCGGGACCAGGTAGGCTCCCGGCTGATTCGTGACCGTCGCCCCCTGCGGGGCCCACGTGATCAGCCGGTCCCCCGACAACACCAACGTCGGCGTGGATCGGCAGCCGCTCAGCGACAGCCCCGTCGACAAGGCGATTAAGCTCATCCACGCCCGCGGCCCCCTGCGCGACGATGGCATCGGCGCGCCGGTTTGCGGTGAGTTTCTCCTCGATGGGATCATTGGCTTTGGCGGATTTGGCCTTTAGGACCGTCGAGATCAGGCCCACAAGCCCGACCAGCAACATGACAATCCCGGCCGTCATTTCGCGGGGGCGGGAGCCGACACCAGGTGCAACTTCACCGAGAACAGGAAGTCCAGCGCCCAGGCAATCGATTTCCAGAGCGGCCCGGCTTCAGCCGCGGCGAGCGCCGCGCCCGTCGGGTCGGGATGGATCTGATTCTCGATGACCGTGAAGACCGGCTTGGCAAACGTCCGGGCAAACCCGATCACCGTCAGGATCGTGAGGATCACCGGATACTTCGCCGCCTCCTGTTGGACAAACGGCGCGGCGACCGACGCCGCCGTATCGGCGGCCGGGTCCACCGGCTGCACGACCGGGGCGGGCGGGGCCGCGGGCGCCTGGGCGAGCGCGGCTGGAGTGAGGACGAGGGCGAGGGCCGCAACCGCGGCCACCGCAAACAAGTGAATGCGTTTCATGGCAGTTGAATGAGCGGAAAAAGGCCCCTGTACCGGGCCGCGCATGGACGCACGCCGCCACAGCGTGGATGGAGTGGGACCGGTAAGGGGCGAAAGGGAAGTGACCCGAACCGGGGCCGCGGGTGGCGTCGCGTGCAACATGCTGCCGCCATGTCAGCACAACCCTTGCGCCGCGTATTCCCCGCCACGGGATTAGGGTGGAAGCGGCGTCTCGCCGCTTTGCCTACAAGACCCGCCGCCCGCGCAACCAGGCATCCACCCGGCCGCGCTGGAACGTCAACGCCGAGTGCGGGCCGCTTTCCTTCGGCCGCTCCACCGCCAACGCCCCAAAACACCCCTCCTCAAACAGCTGGTGGACCAACGTGCTGCTGCACGACAACACCCGCTGCAACTGCGTCGATTTAATCGTGTCCTGCTGCGGCAAGATCCGCCGCATCACCTCACCCTCGCCGATCGGCTCCGGTTTGCGCCCCTCCAAAAACTCGAGAAGGGACTCCCGCCACACCCGGATCTCGCGCCGGTCGGCATGCGAAGACCCGATATGCCAGGCAAAGGGAAGTGCCCCCGATTCAATCGCCGCGAGAATCTCATCCTCACTGCGGTCCATGAGGATCATGCAGCATTCCAAGGGGAGCAACGGCCGAGCGGCCGGGAGAGTAAGCCCCGGCAGGCTGGGTTGAAACGCTCGGCCGTGCATTCGCGGGGTGCAGCATACCCCGCCTGTCAAAACCCTTTTTATCGATCCGGCCGTGCCGGCTGGGAACGCGGGCGTCCCGCCCGCCTCAGCGCCTCAGCGCGCCGGCCGTGCCGCCGCCTCCGGATCATCCCGCGACACCCAGCTGGCCCAGATCATCGCCACCACCCAGCCGATCAACGTCCAGCCAAACGCCAGGTTCACCAGAAAAACCCCGCCCCGGTTTCGATGCCTCCGGGTATTCGCGACCAACGTCGGCAGGAAATACAACGCGGATCCGCACACCATCAGCCCGACGACGACCAGCCCGCTCGTCGTCGCCTCGGCGGCCTCGGCTCCCGACAAATCGATCTGACCCGTGTGAACCAACCAGCCGAACGCGCCGGCCACCGCCAGCAACATCACCACCAGCAGCCAGGTCAAAACCCGCGGACCCCGATCCTGCATCAGCACCTCGCGCACCGCAGGATCCCGAAACGGATTGGAAACAGGCGCCGCCGCCGGCCGGCCTGGGATGTCAATCACAGGACCCGACCGCATCGGGCGCCCGCACCCGATGCAACTCGGGGCCGCATCGCTGATCTCTCTCCCGCAATCCTGGCAACGTATCAGGCCCATGGCGTCATCCTTTTCGCCTGTGAATAACTTCCCAATGGGTAGGACAGCCCATGTCCGCGCAGATTTTCATTCTCGGAGGCACTATGCGACCGCTCGTGACGATTTCGATCCGCCTGTCGCCGCAGCTGGAGCCGCTGTACGGGCAGGCGACACCTGAGGAATGCCGCCGCGCTGCGCGCCTGTTTTACCGGTTTGGGCGCCAACTGACGGTGAAAGCTCGGCTTGCCGAACGGACTCGACCACCTGCGCCACCTTCGCCACGTCCAGATCCGTCGGCTCTCTCGATGCCAGGCGCGGGGCGGCCACGGGCTGGACGGGCGCCGGCAACGCCAGCTTCTGCGCCAGAAACTGCAAGGCGGCCCGCTCCAAATAATCCACCGCCTCTGCTCTCAAATGGGTCGGGATCATAACCAGCCGCTCCACCAACCCCCGCGCAAACGGCGGCACGATTGGATCGGGGGATTCGTGGAGTTCGGCGGCTTGTTGATGGGCGGCTTCCGCCTCGTGCGAACCGCCCAGCAGCCAAGCCACAGAAACCCGGAGTTTCTCGGATAACTTTTCAAGGGTGCGGCCCGTCGGCGGGTTCACGCCGCGCTCCCAGGCGGACACCGAGGAAATGGCAACACCGGCCAACTCCGCAAGCCCGCCCTGGGTCAGCCCGAGAGCGTTGCGTCGGGCAAAAAGCCGCGTTGAAAAATTTCCCTCCATCGACAGATTTTCGGTTGACGACTCACAGAGAACCGTGCAACTTCTCCACAGATTTACACGCCACATGCCGAAAAACGCAAGCCAAGAATATCGCGCGCTTCGGAGCCGTCTCATCCATCGGGGTACGAACCTGCACCGGTTCGCCTCCGAGCGGGGATACAGCATCTCCAGTGTTTATGCGGCTGCGGCGGGTAAACGGAACGGGATCAAGGCTTCCCAAATCCGTCGCGAACTCCAGTCGCTCGCAGCATGAAAAATTACCCTACCATCCTCGAAATCGTCCTCGCGCAGGCGCCGAATTTGCCGGTGTCCAAGCGCATTTTTTTGTACCGGGAACTAACAGAACTCTGTGGGCTCCCGGACAAAGCCGCAGAGTTTCGGCAGCTCGCCACCGACCTGGAGGCCGCCGAATCGAAGCACCAAGATCTAGCTCTCGGCTGGTACGTCCCGACCCCCGGCCCGGCCGAAAACGGAAAGGCCGCCAAGTGAAGACGTCGAACCGGGTGGTTCATTTCGCGCCGCTCATCACGTCGATCGCCTCATGGTCCATTCCCATGGGATTTGGATTGCGATCCGACGCCTTTGGTCGGGGCTTTGAGAACGGCGCCCAAACCGCCGCCCTCGAGCAGCTGCGCTACCTCGTCCGTGCGTTCCCGATGCAAAGGGACCGGCGCGCGATCGGCCAACTCTTCCGCGAAGCCCGCAACGAGATCCGCGCCCGACGCGCCGCCGCTCGCGCCCAGGAGGCCGCATGAAGCCCAAATCCGTCGCCCTCCTCACCAACGCCGAGATCCTGGCCGAAGCCCCGGCCCTGATCGCCAAGCTGCGCCGCCTCGGCCTGGTTTCCTTCGGCCGCCGCGACCGCACCGACATCGAACCCCGCGCGTCGAAACACGGCGAGCCCGTGCCCGCGGAGTTGGTCGACCTCGCCGTCAAGGTCGCCTCCGACGTCTTCGGCATCGCCCAAGCCTCAATCTACGGATCCGACCGCGCCGCCCGCGCCGTCGACGCCCGCAGCGCCGCGTTCCTCCTGCTGACCCGTCGCGGCTATTCCAGTCACGCGATCGGGGCCGCGTTCCACCGCAGCCATAACAACGTCTGCGTCTGCGTCACCAACATGGAAAACCGCCTCGTTGAGACCGCCCTGAAAGCCGACTGGGCGCTCTGCGAGCAGAAATGGAGCGCCGAGACATGATCACCGCCGCCGCTGTCATCCTAGCCGCCACGTTCGCCGCCCTGTGGCTCCGCGAACGCGCCATCTGCGCGTGCTACCGGCAGTCCGCCGCGCTCTATCGCGTCTCCTACGACGACCTCCGCGACACCGTCGCCCGCCGTCAAAAGGCCCTCGCCGAACTCGCCAACCAACCGAAGCAACTCTGACCATGATCGAAACTCGTGACCCGCGGCAGCTCAGGCCGCACAAGCTCAACAAGGACCTGCCCAGGCTCGGACCCGGCATGCCGGCGTTCGGCGCCCTGATCGACGACATCGCCGTCAACGGCGTCAAAGAGCCGCTGACCATCACCCCAGCCGGCGAAGTCCTGGACGGCGAAACCCGCCGCCAGGCCGCGATCGCCGCCCAACGCTGGGACGTGCCCGTGGTCGTGGCCGACAGCGACGACGTTGTCGCCACCGTTTACCGGCGCCTCGCCCTGCAAAAGCGCCTGACCAAGGGACAGTCGGCCTACGTGCTGTTCCCCATGGCCAAGCCCCTGCTCGAAGAGGCGAAACAGCGCCGAATCGCCCAGCTCAACAAGGGGGCCGATCCCCGAAACCCGATTGAATCGGTTTTCGGGAAACAGGCCACTTTTGAGGACTTTTGCCGCGCTCACGGGTTTTCGCCCGACCTCGCCACCCAGGCCAAAACACTGCACCTGATTTTCAGTGGCGATTTGAAGTCCCTTAAGGAACGCAACCTTGAAGGCGCCGACCCGGCCGCCCTGCGCGGCGAGTGGGAACCCAAGATTCTCGACATTGAGAATCCGGTCGGATTGGGCGCCGCCTTGGCCGGCATGGCTGGCCAACGGGCGACCAAAGACCGCGAAAAAGCCCCGCCCGTCGGCCAGTTGGAACTGTTTACCGAGACGATCACCGAACTCGGGACGGTCTTCGAACCCAAGCGTTGGACCAAAACCCGCCCCGACGACAAAGCCGAGATCATCAGCGCCTGGCGTCGCGCCGCCGCCCAATGGCCCGCAGATCTGCGGAACCAACTCGCCAAGGCCCTGACCGAAGATCTCGCCGCGGCGCAAGCCGCATAGGGACGTCGACCTTCGACCTATGATTTCGCGCGACGATGCTGATCGGATGGTGACCGGGGAGATCCCGGCTCCAGGCAATGACGACAGGGTTCAGGGTCACCTGTTGTCCGTGAGGAACGACGGCCTGCATGAAACAAAGACGGCGTCGTCGCGCGTTTCGATTTCAGATCTGGAAGAGGGAGCCCGCCGCCTGACCCTGGCGCGCCAGCTGGTCGCCCTCATCGAGAGCGGCAGCACCCAGACCGCGGCAGCCGCCCGGCTGGAACTCTGCGGCGCCGCTGCCAGCCGCCTGCTGGCCCGCTGGCGCATGGGCGGCCGGACCGCAGCCGCGTTCGCGCCCGGACACTCCACCGGACGCCCCCGCGCCCTCGCCACCGCCGCGGCGGACCGCGCCGCGCTCGCCGCGCAATACCTGGTCACCAACCGCACCGCCACCGCCGGCAGCGCGCAGGAGGCCGCCCGCATGGTCCGCCGCAAAGGCTTGGTCTCGCCCGAGCTGATCGCCGAGATCAACCGCCGCGAACAGGCCGGACTGCCCCTGCTGCCCGAGAGCCTCGCCGCCGAAATCATCGCCGCCCCCGCCGTGGTCCAGGCGCACCGCAACCCGACCGAAGCGGCGTATCAGTACATCAACACCGTCGGGACCATGCGCTGGATCACCGACCCGGTGACCGGACACGAACGCCTCGCGCGCGCCGGTGACGTTTGGGAAGCCGACGACGGCACGATCAACCTGGTCGTCTGCATCCCTTGGGACGCCGTGGCCGGCTGCCCCGTCAGTGAGAGGTACGGCGTCAAAATCGGCCGCTTCCAATGGCTCCCGATGATCGACGTCGGGACCAGCTACATCCTCGGCTACAGCTACACCGCCCGCCCGAAATCGAGCTACCGCGCCGAGGACGTCCTCGCCCTGATGCGCGCCATGTTCGCCGCCCACGGCGTGCCCAGGTGCCTCCGCTACGAGCGCGGCACGTGGGAAGCCAACCGCATTCAGTCGGCGATGGACCGCCTCGGCATCGCCCGGTGGACGGCGTATTCGCCCCACCAAAAGCTGATCGAAAACCTCTTCAACACCCTGTGGACCAAACTGTCCGACCTGCCCGGCCAAGTCGGCCGGTTCCGCGGTGAAGAGGAAGAGGCGAACCGCCTTTTGGAAAGCTGCCGCACCGGCGCCCAAGACCCGCGCAAGCATTTCCCGATGCTGTCGGACGTCCTGGCCGCGTTCGACCGCGTCATCGCCGAGAAAAACGCGACCCGGATCAGCTCCGACGTCTACGGCGACTGGATCCCGAGCGAACGCTGGGCCCTCCAACGCGACGAAGGCCGGTTGCAGCCGCTGCCCGAAGACGCCGCCTGGCTCTTCGCACCCTGCGTCAGGGAATTGACCGTCCGCAACGGCAACCTCTCGACGAAGGTCGCCGTCACCGACGACTGGTCCGTCCAATTCGACTACCAAGGCGCGTTTCTGCCCCTGATCGACGGTGCCAAGGTCTCGCTCCACTTCGACCCGTTCGGACCCGACGCCACCGGCACTGTGGTCCTACTGCAAGACCTACGCGACTTGCGCGCCGGCCAGGTGATGGGGCAGGTGACCCAAGTCAACAAAGTCGCCGCCTACGCCCGCCGCAGCCTCGGCTGGGGCGACGACATCGACCGCGGCAAACAGACCGCCCGCGACACCAAGAACAGCCTGCACCAAACGATCAAAGCCATCCTCCCCAACGGCCGCCCCTCGATCACGACCACGACGGTCCAGGACGGCCAAGGCAACGCCGTCCGCCTCAGCACCGGCGAGAGCGTGCCGGCCGTGCCGGCTGGGAACGCGGGCGTCCCGCCCGCCCCGTGCGCCCCGGCCGTGCCGGCCCAGCGCGCCTCCAGCGTCATCCCCGACGCCTCCGACCCCCTCGCGTTGGCCACCGGCGACGAATGGTCCCGCACCCGCGCCCGGTCGGCGCGCCTGGCCGCCGCCCGCAAGTCCTTGGCCGAAGAGATTTCAGTCTAGCCACCTCACACCACCATGAACAACGCCGCCACAGCACAACAAGAACCCGACAAAGTTGTCGGGATCCGCTTCGATGACCTCACGATCCAGCGCGAGGCCGAACACCTGCCCGAAGACCTCCGCGAGGACTTCACCTGGCTAAAATGCTTCCTCCGCGAGGAATGCAGCCGCGACCTCGACGTATTTATGTTGCGGGCTCGGAAACTCAACATCCCCCACGATCGCACGACGTGGTCCAAAATATTCCGCGGACGCTACAACCGAGACCAAGTCGGCCGCCCGCTGCCCAATCCGATTATCAGTGTCGAGTCTTTTAGGCAGCACGTCACGGCCCTCCGTACCAATACAAGGGCCGAACAACTCCGGGGAAAAGTCCCCTTCTGTGATACATCGGTCGCCGTTGAAATCTTCGACTACTGCGATTTGAAACGGTCACCGGATCGCGTGAATCGCTTCGGCATTATTGTAGGAGCGACCGGCAGCGGCAAAACCGCCGCATTTAAAGAATACGTCCGCCGCAACAATCACGGCGCCACGCGCTGGGTAGAAGCCCCATTCAATGGTTCCACCATTGATTTAGTAACCTCCTTGGCCGTGTCCGGCGGCTACGGAGCACAAAACCCGTTCGAGAAAAAGCGCCGCTTCCTCGTAGATTCCCTCGATGAAAGCAAATTGCTCATCATCGATAACGCGCAGGACTTGTACAAAATCCAGGCGAACGATCAACCCGCCTTCACCTTCCTGCGCACGCTCCAAGACACCACCGGCTGCGCGATCGTGTTGTCGATCACCCCGATCTTCGAACAACGCCTCCGGGTGGAAATGATCCGCGGCTACTGGGAACAGTTCGAAGGCCGTAGCGGCGGACGGCGCAACTGGCTGCGCCTCCCCGAATACCCGCCCGATGACGACTGCGTGATGATCGCCAAAACGTTCGGCGTCGTCGACGCCGGCAAGTACCGCAAGGAGTTGGCCAGCATCGCCCGCGAGCCCGGCCGCATCCGGTACTACTTCGAAGTGCTCCAAACGGCCAAGCAACTGGCCAGCGCCGGCAAAACCGACCTGACGATCGACGTCGTCCGCGACGCCATCGGCGAGGAATAATCCCATGACACTCTCCCAGTCCCCAAACCCGGCCCCTAAGCCCGTTCCGGGCGCGGCGGTATCCCCTACCCAGCCGTCGGGGCCGGGCCTCAACTTTGACGACCAGGACGCGCCCATGCCCGTGCCCGCGAATGCCCTGCGCGGCCTCTTCTGGTGCATCGTCATCGACCTCGGCCTCGCCGGGGTGATCTGGGCCCTGATCGTCGCCTGGCACTACCTGCCGCAGATCTGCTCCCTGCTATTCGCCTGCCTCGGCTGGGGCCCGGCCATCGCCGCCCCGCTGCTCATCGACAACGAAACCCGCCACATCTAACGCCATGATCAACACCACCGACGCCCCCACGGGCCCCGTCACCCTCGTCGAGATCGAGCGCGCCGCGCGCGACTACGCCGACCGACGCGAACACCTCCTCGGCCACGCCCAAGTCGTGCGCGAGCACCTTGAAGCCGAACGCCGCAAAGCCGTTCCCAGCGTCACCGACCTGACCCGCCGCTGCGCCGAGGCTCAGCAACGCCTGCACAACCTCATCCTGCGCGCCGCGCACCTGTTCGAGAAGCCGCGCACCCTGATCCTGGCTGGCGTCCGCGTCGGATTCCGCGTCGTCCCCGGCAAAAGCACCGTCGCCGACGACGCCGTCGGACGCCTCCGCGCCCAGCTGGGCGCCGACGCCGAAAAATACATCCGCAAGACCGAAGAGATCGACCTTGCCGCCGCCAAACAACTGCCCGCCGCCCTCCTGGCCCGCTGCGGCATCACCGTCGCCCCGTCCACCGACGCCGTCGTCATCACCGCCGGCCCCTCGGATCTCGAGAAATACGCCGCCGCCCTCCTGAACGACCAAACCGGCAACGCCGCCTCTTAACCTGGGAACGCGGGCGTCCCGCCCGCATCCACTACGATGAACCAAGCCCTTCAAAACATCGTCGAAATCCGTCGATTCCTCTCAAGCGCCGAATTCGCGATCGAAAACGCGGATGCCGTCGCCGCCGAGTGCGCCCTTGAACTCGCGAGCCACTACTTCCGCGACGCCCGAAATGAAGTTCGCGTTGCCGCCCGAAAGGCCCTCCGGGAACGCAATCGTGCCGCCCGCTGAAAGCCATTCCTATGACCCTCGCCGAATCCTGCCTCGCCCTCCACGCCGCATTCGTCCACGCGACCGGCGTCAAACTGCCCTACGGCTCCGCCTGGGAATTCGCCTGGGCCGACCTGCAACGCCAGCTGCGCGATCAATTCGGCGTCGAGACCGTCACGCCCCAGGACATCCGCGACGTCGTCGCCCACCGGCGCGCCCACCGCATGCCCGCAACGCTGCGCATCGGCTATTTCGTCAACCGGCCCGACGAATTCGCGTCAGACTTGGCCGAAGCCCACGCCCGCAACCGCGTGCCGCGCCCCGATCCTGCCCGCGCCGACATCCTGCGCGCCACCGGCCGCCCCGCCGCCCCCGAACCGCCCGAAGCTCGCCCGGCCGCGAACATCGTCCAACGCCTCGGCGACCTGCAAAAATCCCTCAAAGGACAACCGTGACCGCGATCCCATCCACCTGCCTGGATCCATGGACGTCCCACGGCATTAGGGACATGAACGCACGGCCGATCATTCCCGCGCGGGCGGCCCAGATTCCCGCCGGCTTTTTTGTGGTTGGAAGCTGCGCCTACAACCCGTTCTACGACCAGCCGCCCGGCGTTAAGACCGAATCCCCGGCCTCGCGCGCATGGCGCCTCGAAAAGAAAAGGAAAAAGCCATGACCACCCGCCAACTTCACGCCCTCTATTTTCCCGCCTGGGCCCGCGCCCTGAAGGCCAACTGGCGCACCGACCGCGGCTGCGCCGTGCCCGCCGACGGACGCCGCACCTCCGACACCCTCGTCCAAGTCGAAGAAGCCGCCGTTGCCGCCGCACGCCGCCTGATGCGCGCCCCGAAAATCGAAGACCTGCGCCACGCCTGCCACGTCGTCGCCATCGGACGCGACAAATCCAGCAAAGACCTCAACAACGCCGAACTCGATCGCGTCCTCGCCGTCCTGCGCATCCTCGCCGATCCCGACGACCTCTCGGCCGTGATCGCCCGAGACAACCCCGAGACCGACGCCCGCCGCCGCTACGAATGGGCCATCGCCCACAGCGGACACCCCGAAGCCTACATCCGCACCATCGCCGGCACGAAATTCGGCTCAGGCAACTGGAAAGCCCTCCCCATGCCCCAACTGAAAATGCTCTCCATGACCCTGAAAAACCGCCGCCCCGTCACCGACCTCCCCGCCGCCCCCGCCCCCGCCCGCACCCTCGAACCCGAAACCGCCAACTGCCCGTTCTGATGAGCAAATCCACTACTCCCGTCAAAATCGGCTACCGCGCCGAACTCACCCAGGACGACGGCGGCGCCTGGCGCCTCTTCGTGATGCGCCTCGGCAATTACGAGCGCCTCAAACTCGACCGCTTCGTCCTCCACGAACGCACCCAGCGCACCTATGCGAGCGCGGGCGACGCCGTCATCAGCCTGCGCCACCTGCTCAACAGCCTGCCCGAAGGCGTGAAGGCGAAATGATCTCGCCCCGCCAGCTCGATCTGATTGCTCCGCCGGCCCCGCCGGTCGCCGAGCATGAGATCGCCTGGCTGCTGCGCCACCTCGACGGACGCGACTGGATGACCGCCGACGAAATCCTGCGCGAAGTCGGCCAACCCCAGACCGACGCCGGCAAACGCCGCCTGCGCCTCCTGGCCGCCGGCAGCTCCGGCCGCATCGCCGGAGGCCAACGCGGCTACAAACTCGTCCGCCAAATGACCGGCGAAGAATACCACCACTACCGCAACTGGATGAGCAGCCAGGCCAATGAAATGCTTCGCCGCATCCGCGAATCCGACCGCATCTTCTACGCCCGCCCCGCCGTCTGACCGTGCAATTCATCTCGCCCCAGCCCTTCACCCAAGCCGTCGCCAAGCTGACGTCCCGCCAGATCGTGACCTCGGGCATGGACAGCGCCGCTTGGTCGCGCGTCCCGGCCGCCCTGCGTGAGACCGCTTTTTTCAGCAGCAAGATCCAAGACGCCCGCTTCCTCCAAGAGACCAAGAACCTGATCGAAGATTTCCTGACCGGCGCCCGCGAGACCATCCAACTGCCCAACGGCAAAACCACCACCCGACTGAAAGTCGGCAGCCGCGCCGCGTTCGTCCAACAAGCCCGCGAATTCGCCATCGCCCGCGGCCTCGGCCCCGTCATCGCCGACGACAAAGGCACGCTGAAAGACATCACCAGCGAGAAACGCCTCGCCCTGATCTTCAAAATCCAGACCGAATCGGCGAACGCCTACGGCGACTGGCAGCAAGGCATGTCGCCCGCCGTCCTCAACGCCTACCCCGCTTGGGAATTCTACCGCGCCGAAGAGGTCAAGGAACCCCGTTACCTCCATAAGCTCAACGAAGGCCGCATCGAGCTAAAAACCAACCTCGGATTCTGGGGCGCGATGAACAGCCCGAACATCGGCGGATTCAACGTCCCTTGGGGCCCCTGGGGCTTCGGCTCCGGAATGTGGACCCGCGACGTCGACCGCGCTCGCGCCGAACAGCTCAACCTGCTGACCCCTTCCACCGTCCTAAAGCCCGCCCACGAAGACCTCGCCGCCCACCAAGCCGCCGGCATCGCCACCCTCGATCCCGAGACCCGCGCCTGGCTGAAATCCCAACTCGGCGACCAAGTCGAATTCGACGGCGACACCGCCCGCTGGCGCTCGCCCCAGGTGCTGCCGCCGAACCCCGGCCGCGCCCCGGCCGTTGTCCCGCCGCCGCCCAGCCCCGAGCCTGCACCGACCCGGCGGACCGACTACAAAGCCGTCCTGGACAACCTGGCAACCCTCCGGCAAGACCCGGCCGCAGATCTGGACGCCCTCCACGAAGCCGCCCTGAAGGCGATTGAGGTTCCCGAAGCCCAGCGCGCCGCGCTGCCGCTCAAAATGGAGACCTCGGATCCCGCCGTCCAATCGGTGGCAAAGGTTGCCGCCCGCACCCTTCAGCGCCTCGTGCGCCCCGACCTGGTCGGCAACCTCCAGATGCGCGTCCGCTCATTGCGTGGCGACGACCGCGCCTTCTATAGCGACAGCGAGCGCACGATCAATCTTTCCCCCAACGGCCCCCTTTCCACGGCTTGCCATGAGATGATCCATGGCGTCGAAATGCAAAACGGACTGTTCGCCAAAGCCGCCGCGTTCCTGGTCGCGCGCGGACGTGGCGAACGCCCGCAAAAGCTCAGCAAGCTGACGAGGATCAATCGCTATCGCCCCAACGAAATTGCCTTCCAGGACAAATGGGAAGAAAAGGGTGGGCGCGTCTACTCCGGAAAACTCTACAGCACCGACCCATCCCGGCCCGACGACCCGAGCCACGTTTTCGCCACCGAGATCCTGACCATGGGCTTCGAGCGCTTGATCGAGGACGCCGTTAAATTCTGGACCACCGATCCCGAATACTGCTCGTTTGTAATCGAGACCCTTTGCCTCCTATGAACCTCGGAACCCTCATCGCCGAAATCGACGGATCCCAATTCCTCTTCGACGGGAATCACTGGACCGGCCCCGACGCCCAGCTGGTCGCCCGCCTGGACGCCTGGACAAAACGGACGCCCAAAACCCACGGCACCATCCGCGAGATCGGCCAGGAAGTGCTGTGGGAACTCAACCGCTTTGGTCGCCGGTGGGAGATCCTTTCCGTCGACGTACCGGAAAAGATCCCTGCCGAGCTGCCTCCGGGCGACATCGACTGACTATGAGCCGACCCTTTTCCAACAAGGTCGGAACCCGTTGCGTCCGAACCTTTTCAATCATTTGCGGCCAGGCCGCCTCGGCCATTTTGGACGTCACATGTCCAAACCCCACGCAAACGGTTGATCCTCAGCATCTTTCAGCCTAGTTCAGGCTGTTTCAACCATTCCCCGTTCCGTTCGGCCCGTTCTTGGCCCGAGCTCCGGCGTTTGCTGGCGGACGAGCCGTTCGATATCATTCACGGACATTCGAGAGGAGCCTTGCCGCTGATCTTGGGGCTCGCGGCGACGGGATCGACCCGGTTGGTGTACACCAACCACACCTACGCAAACCATACGGCCATGTATCGTCTTGCGGCCGGCGTGCGGCGCGTAAGATGGGTGTTCCTCA